CACTCTTGATAACATAAAATTTCTCCAAGCACAAAGTAACGTTGACTTAAGAGCTAATACTGTATTTTTTGTATTAACTGCACAAGAACTGCCAGACATTATTGATTACTTTATGCAAGAAATAGGTGCAATTGATCATACTATAAATCAAGTAACAATGGGACAAGAAAAATTACGTTGTCGGAATCTACCTACACAAATAAAAAAACAAGTAAAATCTAAACTAGAAGATTATCTAGTAAAGTATAGTAACAATTTAAATATCAGTGGCAATCTAAAGAACTGCTTATTAGAACTAGAATATGATGCAGTTGATAATTATACACAATATTTTGATAAAATTGATCAATTGCAGGGTAGTGACTGGCGAAAACTGTATCCGGAGTTGGTATGAAAAATGCAGTTATAGTAGGTGGTGGTGGAGGCAAAGGTGCTATTATTATAGATTGTTTGTTGAAAAACCAATACAATGTTATTAATATTGGAAGTAGTAAACATCCGGATTGTGAAAACATTACAGTTGATTGGAAAGACATTGATATACCATTTGTACAACGTTACTGTAAATTTAACCATCCTATAGATTTCATGTTCTTTAGTCAAAATTCTAGTAGTCTTGCTGAACAAGACTTTAGTTTAAAAATAGATACACTACAAACATGGAGACTTGTTAAGGACTGGACACAAAGCAATTGGTTAAGTTGCCAACTGCCTTTTTTGCTTGTTCACACATTAAGAGATAATATACATGCAAACACTAAAATTGGTTGGATGTTGAGTGGTTACATAAAACATACTGCAAAAAGCAATAACAAAAATCCTGATTATAGCAGTTTTAAATATTTTAATTATCTTCAAATGAAATGTTTTTCGGAACAAAATAATTTTAAAACGTTTGGAATCTATCCAGATTTTAGTGTTGACAAAGATGAAAATATTCTGTATAATACTATTATGCAAGTACTATTAGATACAGATAAACATAAGGAGTATTACTTTTAATATGGATTTAAAGATAGAAATTTATAAATGGATTAAAGGCTATTGTAAAGACAACAATATTGAACAGTTGGTTGTTGGAGTAAGTGGTGGCATTGACAGTGCAGTTGTAAGCACCCTATGTGCTTTAACAGGCATTCCTACATTGTGTTTGGTTATGCCAATAAGGCAGAAGCAAGACCAAACTGACTTAGGTGTGGATCATTGCTTGTGGTTAGGCGAACACTATATGAATGCTAGTTTTGAAATGATTGATCTTACACCAGTATTTGAAAAGTTTGAAGACCTGTTTCAGTTTCCAAAGAATGAACTAGCACTAGCAAACTCACGTGCAAGACTGCGTATGATGACACTATACCAAAAGGCACAAACATTTGGAGGTATAGTAGTTGGAACAGGAAACAAAGTAGAAGACTTTGGTATAGGTTTTTTTACGAAGTACGGCGATGGTGGCGTTGATATATCTCCAATTGCAGACCTACTTAAAACAGAAGTATGGGAACTTGGCAAACAGCTTGGTATCAATCAAAAGATTATTGATGCAAAGCCTACAGATGGATTGTGGGACGATGGCAGAATTGATGAGGATCAACTTAATGGAATGAGTTATCAAGAATTAGAAGAAAGCATGCAACTTTCTATAGAGGACCTTGATACATTATCAGATCAACAAGTATTAAATCTTAAAAAGTATATGACTATTAGAACTCAGAATTTACATAAGATGAATCCAATTCCGGTATTCACAAAAACCTTGGGAGGTGTAAAATGAAAGTAGGCGATCATATAATGATAGCAGCAAGGAAACAAGCCGAAGGTGAAACATGTTAGATAAAATTAAACGTGCAATGGGCATAAAAGAAAAGCCTGTCGTAAAAGAAAAAGCAAAACCAAAGTCTAAGAAGACACCCAAAGAAATAGCAACTGCGGCTGGCGAACCGTGGGTGAGTGTACTCAGTATGGATATTGATCCAGAAGAAATAAACAACGGTGCATTTGAACTAGACTGGAACGAGAAGTTTATTGCAAACCTTGTACGTGCAGGTTATCAAGCAAAGCCCAATGAAGAAGAACATGTAATTATTGATAGATGGTTTCAAAATGTGTGTCGTAATGTTGCATTAGAAACCTATGAACAAGAGCAAGCAGATCCTGATATACGTTATACACAACGCAGAGATCTCGGTGACGGTTACACAGAGGTAAAGTAATGCTTCTGTATGCAAACGGTGATTCACATACTGCACCAGATTTTGGCTATGTGAATATAGTTGCCCAAGAGTTTAATTGCGATTTGATTAATCAAGCACAGTCTGGTAGTAGTAATACTAGTATACTTCGACGCACACGAGAATATCTTGAGCACACGATACCAGACTTCATCATAATTGGATGGAGCACGTGGGAACGTGAGGAATGGTATCACAATGACCGGTATTATACAGTTACAGCAAGCGGAACAAACACTGTACCTAAAGAACTTGAACACAAATACAAACAATGGGTAATAGAACAAACGTCTGATCGGTGGAGTGAAAAGTCTGTAGAATGGCATGAATACCTCTACAGTTTTCACCTTGAACTAGAACAAAAAAACATAAGACATTTGTTTTTTAATTGCATGTATGATTTCTTAAGAAAAAAACAAACGTACAACTGGAATAACGCCTACGTAGATCCTTATGATAAAGATTACAGTTATTACCAGTATCTCAAAAACAAAGGTCTACGTCCAGATGAATGGTATCACTATGAAGCCGACGGCCATAAAGTGTGGGCAAAATTTTTAATTGATTACATTAGAGAAAATAAACTGATATGATACTTTATACAAACGGAGATTCACACACCGCCGCAGCTGAATGTGTTAATAACCATGCGTTTGCAGAAGACGATCCACAATATTTTATGATGGGCAGAGTACCACACCCTGAAAATCTTGAACGAAGTTGGGGCAAGTTACTCAGCAATAGACTAAGTTGTGGATTCAAGTGTGACGCAGAAAGTGCAAGTTCGAATACGAGAATTATTAGAACCACACGCAATTGGTTAGAACAACAAGCAAAAGACATATATAGAACACTTTATGTTATTCAATGGAGTACTTGGGAACGTGAAGAATGGCTGATAGATGGTGAATATTATCAGATAAATGCTAGTGGCATAGATAATGTTCCTGACAGCCATCAACAAAAATACAAAGAATATGTAGCAAACATTGATTGGCAAGCAAAGACAACTGAAGCACATGAACAAATTTGGCAGTTTCATTTAGAACTTGAAGCATTAGGTGTAAAGCATATCTTCTTCAATGGCAATAATGATTTTGGTGCTATTAAGAAAAAGAAAGACTGGGGATCGAGTTATATACTTCCATACGATTCTAAAGGCACATTTAATAGCATTGTAAGCAACCGCTGTTACACTGTATCTCCTACCAGCTATCACTATGGGTCAGACGGACACAGAATATGGGCTCAATATATGACAAAATATATCGTTGACAACCAGTTGGTTTAGTGTTATAATTAGTACATTATATACAAAAGGAATGGTATGAAGTATCTATTGATTGACACTGCTAATATGTTTTTCCGTGCTAGGCACGTTGCATTTCGTGCAACTGATCCGTGGGAGAAAGTTGGCTATGCATTGCACATAAGCATGGCAGCTATTAACAAAGTAGCAAAGAAGTTTGATGCAGACCATGTTGTGTTCATGTTAGAAGGACGTAGTTGGCGTAAAGATCACTACAAGCCATACAAGGCAAATCGCAGTGAAGCAAGAGCTGCACAGAATGAAACAGAACAAGAAGAAGAGAAACTGTTCTGGGAAACATTTGATGACTTCAGTACATACATACGTGAAAAGACAAATTGTAGTGTGCTACGTGATGCTAATGCAGAAGCAGATGATCTTATAGCACGTTGGATTGCACTACATCCTACAGACGAACATGTTATTATCAGCAGTGATAGTGACTTCTATCAGTTGATTACAAAAAATGTTACACAGTTTAACGGTATTACTGATAACTTGATTACACTGGAAGGCATATACGATGCTAAAGGCAAGCAAGTGATAGACAAGAAAACAAAGGAGCCTAAACTGTTAGGTGATCCTGAATGGTTGTTGTTTGAAAAGTGCATGCGAGGTGATAGTAGCGACAATGTGTTCAGTGCTTATCCAGGTGTACGTAAGAAAGGCACCAAGAACAAAGTTGGTCTACTAGAAGCATTTGAAGATCGCAAAAGCAAAGGCTATGCATGGAACAACATGATGTTACAACGTTGGACTGATCACAATGGCGCAGAACATAGAGTGTTAGATGATTACAATAGAAACAAAGAATTAATTGATCTAACTGCTATGCCAGATGAGATTAAAGATAGAGTTGACCTAGCAATTATTGAACAACTCACTAACAAAGACGTAGGACAAGTAGGGTCAAAGTTTCTTAAATTTTGCGGTAAATACGAGTTGACTAGGCTCAGTGACAATGCAGAACAATATGGACGTTGGCTTAATCAAACATATCAAGGAGCACTAAAGCAATGAATGATACTATTGCAAAACCAATTGTGAACGGAAAATTTTGGGTAATAAAACAAAACGATCAGAAAATTGGTTCAGTTGAAAAAGACAATCAAGGATACTTTGTTACTACAAAACAAGGTAATGCACGTTTTAAAACTATCAAAAGTCTTCGTGATATCACAAAGATTTCATTTGAAGATGATGCTGAGAGAATCCAGTATCCAGAGAATCAAGTAAACAACTTTCCAACCGATTGTAAACCATACAACGGTGTGTGGGATATCAATCAAAGATTACCAATATACACACAAGAACGCAAATCCAAATCATGGTATGCCGCTGGTTACTACATGGTAACAATCAATAGAAAAACCAAAGTAATGTATTGTCCAAAGTTAATTATATTAGATAGATATGGTTATGTTGGACCAGTTAGAGAACCAGATGGATTCTACTACAAATGAGTGGTTTATATATACGAAAATTTATTGACAGGGTTGCACAATGTGATTCAACCAATGCACAGGACTTTATATGGAGCATGCAAGAAGCAAAGAACTTGCATGGTGATATAACCAAACTGTTGCTCGATATTGAACTTCTACAAAAAAATAATCAAACAGAACAACCTACTGAAATTGAAGTTGATGGTGGAACTTGGTAGTTAACTAAGCAGTTAACCAAGTTATCTACGCAGTTTATCATAAATAACTGTGGAGATAATGAATATGGCAAGACCAAAACCACACATTTTAGTTGAAGTAACAGATAAAGTAACTTACAAAACCGAGCAGGTATTAGCCAGTAACGGTATTTGGGCAGTTTATTTTGAAGAGAAACCAATCAATCTAAAGACATCAAACATGCT